GCTCCGGACAACACCACAGATTCAACGAAGGCCTCCCAGACCAGGCGGCAGAAGTGGTCTACCATGTACTGCTGGAAGATGCCGTAGGTTTTGCGGTCCTCCAGATGCCCCTGCCGGGCCGAGCTGTAATTGACCTGGGACATGTCCCGGGAGGTCACCTCGTAACTTTGTCCGGTCCCTGCGCCGACAAGCCGCTGCTGCAGGGCGAGAAAATCCTTCAAGTTGCCGTTCGGGTGGTCCGGACGGGCCTCGACGGGAGTCTCCCCCTGTGCCAGATACGCAATCATCCCTGGGGCAATTTCCTGCACCGGCTTTCCGTTGGCGTCCTTGTCGGCTCGCCCGAGCATTCCGCCGGGGTTGTCCTTGCGTATGAAAATGGCGAAGCAGGCCGCGATTCTGGCGGCCATCAATTCCGCGTCCAAATATTCTTTGGAATCCTTCGCCCGCTGCATGATTGGGGCAAGCTCGCTGACCCCGTGAATCTGGGACGCTCGCTTGCGACTCCAGAGATGGATCACCTCCTGCGCATCGATGCGCACAGAATCACCCGCCTGGTCCATGGGATCAGGGCGGAACCAATACCCGACCGGCCTCAGATATTCGTCTACCTCGATTCCGTCATAGACTTTCCTCCCCGAGTACTCTGTAATCGTCTTGTCCAGTTGATCCGGCTCCATCACCTGCAGCCGGAGCGGGAATAGGTTGTTCTTCCCCTTCAACCAGATTTTCCGGACAAATACCTCTCCGTCCACGATCCGGCGCCGGAGCACAAGGGCCTGCAGCTCGGCGAAGGTGGACACCCCGGCGATGTCGCAGTTTTCCTGCCGCGTCCATTGCTTCCAAAGTTCTTCAATGGCGTCGTTCCTCTTCTCGTCGTCCTGCCCTCCGGCTTTCAGAACGTGCGCCTGTGGAATGATGCCCTGGTAGCCGATGCTGTTACGCAATATCGCCTCGATGGCCCCGATGATGATGTCGGAATTGCGCTCGAGGTCCCTCCCCCGGTCAATGAGCAGCTGGCGCTCTGGCTTGTCTATCTCCTCCGGAGCCCTGCCCGTGACCGGTCTCCATCCTCCCTGCGGCCTGTCGAGGCTCGCCCCGTCGTACGCCGCCAGGCGCTTGATCCAGTTCCATAGTTTCCTGATCATCGCCCCGGCCATGTCGCGTATGCCGTCGTTCCATACGTTTCCGCAGCGATTTTCCCCCGCAGGTAGTCGATTCGCCTGTAGAGGACGTCCAGAGGAGGACGCTGCACCAACCTCCCGCCGATCCGGTATTCCTGCGCTCCGCTCAGGATCGACTGAACGCACTCTTCGCACTGTTTGAGCTCATCCTGTAACGTCAAATGGCCTTCACCCCCTTTCCGGAGTCAATAAAAAAGCCGCCTCCATGAAGGGAGCGGCCATTGTTTTTGAGGTCACACTTTGTGACTTGTATTTTACAAACTACGAGTCACAAAACTCCTTGTAAACATAATGCCCGCCACTGGGGAGGCGGGCTTATAACGGTCCAGGCGGTAGCGATGCGCCCGGTGCGGCATGTCATTTGCGAAGCCAGCTCTTACGATGGCCGAGCCACGACCCTGTAGGGCGCTCCGGTTCGACCTCCTGCTGCCTGTGATGCTCCTGGACGTCGCTCAGATACCGAACGCCGCAGAGCTCCGCCATGAGGGTACTGTACACGAGGCAGTCCAGGAGGTGGTTCGGGGCGTGCTGGGATATTTTGACCCATACCTCCCGCTCTTTGCCTGTTTTCCTATTCCGTTCGACTGTTTTTTGTTCACTTGTCATATGCGCAGCCCAGTATTCCGGGCAGTTTTGCGGTACATGCATGGCCCCCGGAGAGCCCGGCGTCCTGCGGAGCCGACCGAAAATATAGTCTTTCCAGTAGTCCGTGTCCGTGATCAGGAGTTTCAAACCGGCCCAGCCCTCTTTGTCCAGGCTGGAAACGCTGTAGAATCGCCCTCCGAGGCTCTGCGATGCGCCCTTGACGGGTTTTGCGACGTCGGAATGGACAGTGCACCACTGGTAGACCTCGTCCGCCCGGTAGCCGGAGTCCACGCCGCACAGGCGGACCTGCTTCAGCCCGCCGCCCTTCACCGGGTATTGTCGGTCAACTATAATATCCTCGAGATTCTCCCAGCTCTCAGCCCTGCCGAAATCGACGATCCACGAGGATGCGCCGACGCCCCACGCAACTACCTCCCACCAGAAATGATCGAGCTGTACGTCCACGGCGGCAGTCAGAAAATGCGCCTCCGCAGGAACCTCGCCGAGGTGGTAATCCCCCTTCTGGGCAAGTAGTTCCTGCCCCTTGACCTCCACACTGGTATCACGCCATGGCTCGCCGAGCCAGCTGTTTATGAAGTTTCTGAGCCGGTCGGGAAATTCCTCTGACTCTATAAACTCTGCCGCTACCTGCCCAAAACTGACGAAGGGGGAGTAGAGGGACGACAGGTGGAATGCGACATGACGGGGAGGCGTCGCCGTCGCCCGGTCGTCTCTCCACTCCCCTTTTCTGAGCATGTCCAATTTATCTGAGTCGTCTATGAGTCCGCCGCAATACTGGCACTCGTACCATGATGACGAGAGAGCCCTTTCCGCCGCGTCGTGAAGTTTCAGTGGGTCGCCCTTCGCCTCGCGCTTCGCCGTCCTGACCTCCTCCGGCCACTTAACCTGCGCCAGAATGAGTTTTTGCATGCGGCCGCAGTGAGGGCACGGCACAAAAAAAGAGCGCCGGACATCAGCGCTCTCATATTCTCTCCAGATGCGTCCCCGGGTCGTGGTCGGGGTGCTGGCCTGCAAAATCTTCCGGGCCCGGAATGTTTTTGTTCGCTCCCTGGCCAGGCTGATAGGATCTGCTTCCTCACCCGCGAAGGCTGGAAATTTGTCCACCTCGTCGAGGAACAGATACCTGATTGGCCTCGAGGCGAGGGACGCTGGAGAATTCGCACCGGACAGACAGACGTACGCCCCGGCAAACTGGAGCTCGAGTATTTCAGATTTCTGCCGGTCCCACCGCTCCCGGAGCACCTGACTGGACTCTATCATGGGCTGAATCCGGTTTTTTGACGTGTACTCGCCCAGGTCGAGCGTCGGGTAAACCACAAGGCTCGACCCTGGATCCTGAGCGATGCAGTACCCGAGGCAGTTGTTCAGTGCCTCGCTTTTGCCGACTTGCGTAGCCGTGCAGAGGGTGATGGTTTCCACGTTCGGATCGGTAAACGAGTCCATAATGTCCCGCAGGTATGGGACAACGTCAGTCCTCCAGCGGCCCGGCATCGCGCTTGTTTTTGCGTCCAGGATGCGATTGCGGTCTGCCCACTGGCTTACGAGGAGTTTTTCCGGCGGCGTCCACGCCATGGTTTCTTTTGGCAGCCGTCTTGGGATCGGGAGTGTATTTTTCGCCCCGCGCATAGTCCGATAGCACCTCCCTCACCCGCTCCGCGATGATGGACTCCATTTCCTGCTCCGTCTTCCCGGCCAGCTCCATGGGGAGGACTTTCGCGAAGAGCATGAACGTGGACTTCGCCTCCAGTGCGCGCATGGCCCAGGCATCCTCCACGTCCTCTTTCCGAAAATAGAGGTCCTCGAGGGCCTCGCGCATAATCTTTTCCCTCTTCGCCCGCTCTTCGCGGAACAGGGTGTCCGCCTGGAGCTTCCGGAGCTTTATATCTGTCTCCTCAGGCGTGACTTGTCTATTTGCAAAACGAGCCCGATCCCATTGAACCACAGCAGCCAAGTCCCATTTACCCCTACCAAGAAAAGGGCAATCGTCTTTTTTCCAGTCAGAGAGGGTCTGCCTGGAGACGCCAAGAATCTCGCACACGTCGCCCGTGGAGAAAATGAACTTTGGTTTATACTCGCTCGATTTCTCCAACATCCGTCAACCCCCATGTTTACTATTTTTTAGGCAGGTGAGCGCCGCGCGTGCGCCGACCCCTGTTCAAATTTTTCCACACAGTACCTTTTTTCTCGAGACACCCTAAAAATTACAAGCCGAAGTCCTGTGGTGTGACATCCCTGCCCTTCCTTGTCTGTTCAATAGCCCACTCTCTTGACATCTTGAGGATCGGGTAGTCATCGTCTGTGCAGAGGATTTCCCCGTTCCTGGGCAGGGTGTCGTTTGCCCTATTCATTACAAAGAACCGGTGCGGCCTGTTCCCTCCCCTTGTGACCTTGACCAATGCCAGCCGTCCCATGGCTACACCAGGGAGCCGGGGATGGAATTCCCTTCCATCACAAATCTGACTAACTCAGAGGTCAATGATTCCCGCTCATGGGCGCAGTAGTCCATCTCGTTGCGGTATCCCTCTTCCCTCATGGCCTGTGCCGCCTTCCGCCGTATTTCCTCTTTCTGCCGTCCCATGACGCACCTCCCTGATTTTGGGCACAAAAAAAAGGCGCCCCCGTTTCCGAGGAACGCCCTTCTTGGATGATTGCCTACAATACTATTATTTCATAGATTGAGATAAGAATCATTCCTAATCTTCGCCTTCCTCACCATCCCATTTAGCGCCCACATATTCTTCAAGTTCATATATACGACGATATACCGTGTCTCTACTAGACGATATCATTTTTGCAACTTCATACCACGGCACCCCCCGCCAATGGTACGAGTCCACTATAGCCCGCTGTTCATCTGTCATGCTGTCCAAAATCCGAGCCATTTTCTCTATACGCCGTACCAGAGACCTATACTCCCTGTTGTTCTCCTTAATCTGGAGAAGCATTTCAGCGGCTGGCACTTTCTCGCCACCCTGCACGTGATCAGGCTCTAACCAGTGTCCTGACATAACCATGTCCTCTATGATACGGTCGATCTTGT